GAGATGGGGAAGATGATGACCCTGAGTCTGGAAAAAGCCACTTAGCTCACGTAATATGCTCAGCTAACATTCTTCTGGACGCATCTCATTGCGATACGCTACAGGACGACAGGCATAAACAACCAGTTAAGATAAGGTATATATGACACAGGAAAACATTTTTCCGCCAGTTCCGCGAGAATTGCTCAGAGCTTTAGAGGAAGCCTTTCCTATGAAAGACCACGGACCCGGAGAGTCTCTACGCGAGTTAGACTACCACTTCGGGCAAAGGTCTGTTATAAGGTTTCTTTCCAACAAACTAGAAGAGCAAGTGGAAAACTCATTAACCTCAATAATCAATAACTGATATGTGTTTCGGAAGTAGACCCAAACCACCCCCAGTCCAGCCAGTTCCGGTTCCCCTTCCTCCCCCGGAGAAGAAGGTGAAGAAGGTTGAAAACGCCGCCCTCGAAAAACGCAGGGCTAACCGTAGACAAGGAGGGATGCGAGCTTTGGCTATTAACCGGACTCGGCCTAATATCGGTGCTCAAGGCGCTGGCGCAAGAGCAGTTTAGAAAATAAAATCTCATGAAAGTATACGGAAAAACATTTACCAACCCCTCGTCAGGCTCTAGCACAGCCGTCGATTGGAACGGTGGCACAGGGATGTTCGCTATTCAGGGAACCTTCCCTGTTGGCTGTTCAATCAAGCTTCAGCATAAAATAGGCGAAGGAGCAGGTTCAGTATGGCAGGACGTTGGCGCAGCCGCTACCCTTACGGCAAGCGGAGCTACCTTGTTCACTACCTCCTCCGTCGAGTTGCAGGTGGTCAACTCGTCTCACACTCCCACTGTTACCGTGTCGGTATTGCCTGTTTACGATAACAAAGCACTCTAATGCCTAAAACCGCTGGCCTTACCAAGTCGCTAACCCGTGGGGTGACGCAGGACCTTTTTAAGAGTCCCCCAGTAACCGCTTCGTGGAGTAACACCTACTCCATCGAAACGGATGGGTCTGACGATTACGTTAGCTGTGATACTAACACAGACATTAACTTCATCCACAACGGAGCGTCCTTAGCTTACTGGGTTAATTTTGATTCCGCCATGTCACTTCATGGGATTGGCGTATCCACTTCCAGCAAGTCGTTCTACATGGGTATCTACTCTTTGGGTTACACGTATGCAGGGGTACCAAATGGCGGAGCATCTTACGGAGCTATTAGTCCGGGACTCTCTACCGGGGAGTGGAACCACCTTGCTTTGACTGTTGCATCTGGAGGCACCATAAAAACATACGCTAACGGCGCATTGATTTCTACAAATACCTATACGCCAGACGCTTCAAAATCTCCGCCATCTAACTTCTTCCTCGGCGGGATGAACTCCCACGCTACGGGCGGCATTACGTTGAATAATACCATTGACGGGCATGTTGATGAGGTGGGCATCTGGACTGAGGAATTGGATGCTGATGCAATAACCGCGATTTATAATTCAGGAGCACCTACCGATTTGACTGTTGACGCAGGAAATTACGATAACTCTGACACGCTGTGGGCTTACTGGCGTTGCGGAGATAATGACGGAGGAAGTGGAAGCACAATTACCGACCAAGGTAGCGGAAGTAATGATGGCACCCTTGTCGGTGGGACCGCATTTACGGAAGACGTACCTAGTTAAATTATGAGTAGGACATTCGTTATACTAGACGCCTCTGAGGTTGAGGACATAAACTTTGATGAAGTTATCGAAGGACAAGCTGACCAACTGAGGTATTCCCTCGATGGGCTTAAAACCTTCGTGAAGTTCGATGGCGATACTCCAGATTTTTTAGAGGGAAAAGACACACTGACTCACGCTGAAATTCTCGAAGAACTTAGCGGCCCTTATTGGACTACCCCTCCTGACCCATTACCATGAACCCTAAATCAGCGGAAGCTCAATACATCTCTTTGGAGAGCGACAGGCATCCTTTCCTGAATAGGGCAAGAGATGCCTCAAAACTTACTCTTCCTTATTTGATGCCCGAAGATGGGCACAATGCACATACAAGGCTTGATACGCCCTTTCAAGGGGTAGGAGCAAGAGGGGTTAACAACCTAGCATCAAAGCTTTTACTGGCTCTTTTAGCTCCTAACGCTCCCTTCTTTCGCCTCAACTTTGACCAGCACGTACTTAGGCAAGAAGGAGCAACGGAAGACATCATCGGAGAAATGGAGTCTGCTCTTCAGAAAGTAGAAGAGTCCGTAATGGAAGAGGTAAGCCGTCAGTCTTACCGAGTAGGAATACACGAAGCGCTAAAGCACCTCATCGTAACGGGCAATTCTTTGCTGTATTTACCGGAAGAAGGAGGTCTCAGAATTTTCCACCTAGACAGGTATGTTGTTAAAAGAGACCCGATGGGTAATCCTCTTAAGATTATTACAAAAGAAACTCTTTCTTATGACACACTCAGTGATGAACTTAAAGCCGCCGCTAGTGTTGAAGAAGGAGCTAGTCCCGACAAAGACTGCGAACTATTTACTTCCGTGTGTTTGTATGGGGATGACTGGGTTGTTCACCAAGAAATAAAAGGGACTATTGTAGAAGGCTCTGAAGGAACATTTAAAAAAGACAAATCTCCTTATATTCCTCTGCGCTTTTCTAAAATTGACGGAGAAGACTATGGAAGGGGATATGTAGAGGAATACCTTGGAGACCTTATTAGCCTTGAAAAGCTTACTCAGGCTATTGTCGAAGGCTCCGCTGCGGCGGCAAAGGTGTTGTTTTTGGTCAACCCTAATGGGACGACCAGAGCAAAGACATTGGCTGAAAGTCCTAACGGGGCTATTACTCAAGGTAATGCAGCCGATGTCTCTGTTCTTCAGTTGGACAAGTTCAACGATTTTCGCATCGCAGGTGAAACTATTAGCGCCATTAAAGACAGGCTAGGTCACGCCTTTCTGCTTACTTCTGGCGTGGTAAGAAACGCTGAACGAGTTACCGCCGAAGAGATTAGAATGGTTACTATGGAGCTTGAGTCCGCTCTTGGCGGTCTTTATTCCTTACTCAGTAACGAGCTTCAGCTACCTATGGTAAATCGCGTCATGGACGTTATGGGTAAAAAGAAGCAACTACCTAAGTTACCCAAAGACCTAGTCACTCCAGTTATTATTACTGGTATCGAAGCGCTTGGCCGAGGTAATGACCTACAAAAGCTGGACCTGTTCCTCGCGGGGGCGGCTCAAGTTGTTGGTCCGCAAGCGATTCAACAATACGTCAACGTAGAAGAATACTTTAAGAGGAGAGCTACCAGTCTTGGAATCAAGACTCAAGGGCTAGTTAAAACACAAGAAGAAATACAACAAGAAATGCAACAAGCGCAAATGATGTCTATGGCTGAAAAAGTAGCTCCACAAGGAGCAGCGGCTATGGGTAACATTACGCGAGATGCTATGGCTCCCTCTGAAGAAGAGGAAGCCGCAGTAGAACAGTAATCCACTATGGCGGACACATACGAAATCAACGACAAAGCTCCAGAAGAGGACATCTCTCTTGAAGAACAAGCAGCAAACCTTCCAGATGAGGAAGACAACGGGGACCGCCCAGATTGGTTGCCCGAAAAATTTAAGTCGCCAGAAGACTTGGCAGCGGCTTACCAAAACCTTGAATCAAAACTTGGTTCAGATACGGATTCTGGCGAAACAGAAGACCTCCCACCAACAGAAGCTCCTGATGAAAGCGAAAGCTCTCAAACGGAAACCATCCTAGCCGCTTCAGATGAATGGCAGGAAAAAGGCGAGCTAAGTGTCGATACTTACAAATCTCTTGCTGACGCTGGATTAAGTAAAGAGTTGGTTGATTCTTATATTCAGGGTCAACAAGCTTTGCAGTCTTCCGAAGAAGATGCCCTTATGGACATTGTTGGAGGACGAGAAGCTTACACGACTGTTTCTGAGTGGGCGGCTGAATCCCTTTCCGAAAGCCAGCTAGATGCCTACAACAAAGCGGTGTCGTCTGGAACAACAGAGCAAGCTAAGCTAGCTGTTGATTGGCTTAAATCCAAGCACGATGCCGCTAACGGCACGAACCCAGCCCTAATACAAGGGAGGACTCAAGGGTCTAGTAATAAACCTTTCGAGAGTCGCGCACAAATTCTTGAAGCGATGGCTCTACGAGACGCAAATGGTAACAAGAAATACGAACTCGATTCGGCTTATCGCGCTGAAGTCGAGCGCCGACTGGCAATCTCCAATATATAATAACATGAAGAAATTCCTCATCCTATTCATCGCAGTCCTGAGTGTAGCTCTTACTTCTTGCGCTGTTTCTACCCCTTGGGGTGGAGTTAGCGTCGAACCAGCAGGGAGCCTCGACATTAACGTAAACTAGTCATGGCCGAAGCACTTACATGGCTTAATGAGAACAAAGGCGAAGTCATTGGTATCCTTACGGGTATAGTGACTGTCGCCAGTCTTGTTGCCACAATGACTCCCAACGAAAGCGATAACAAATGGGTGGCTCGCGCAGCTAAAGTAGTAAGCTGGCTCGCCTTGAACATCGGAAAGGCTAAGAGCAAATGAGTGGTTATTCTAGACTAGCAATTAGACGCCCTAAAAAGGGTAAGAAGAAGAAAAAGAAGTAATGGTTAAACTGGTTGTCAGTTTATTGATTCAGTTCCCTAAGCTGGCCGATTTGTTTTTCAAGGTCAGGGATGAATACTTTAAGGCGTATAAAGCTCGCCGCCATAAGCGTAACGATAAGTTTATCAATCGTTGGGTGCACGACGACGATTAAGAAAAGTGAAATTCCTTTCTTTATTCAAGAGCTGGAAAAGCATTCTTTCTCGCCTGAAGAAAAAGAAACCATCGGAGAGCTCCTCCGGTATGCCAACGAGCTTGAAGCCCGATGACGTAATAGGTATTTGCGTAGGGCATTCCAGACCGAATGACGCTGGTGCGCTTAGCGTATCCGGGGTAAACGAATGGCTATACAACGTAAGAGTAGCCGCACTATTAAAACAGCACCTGAATGACGCTGGTATTTCTTCGCTAATATACGATGAATACGAAGGCTCAACCTATGGCAGCGCCATGCGTTGGGTTTCTCAGCAGATGAGCGCGGACGGAGTTACAGTCGCAATAGAGCTTCATTTTAATTCAGCGTCTCCCTCTGCAAGCGGCTGCGAGATGCTTTACTATCATAGGTCGGCGGAAGGGAAGCGATTAGCTTCTAATCTACAGACTTCAGTAATAGTCGAATACAACACCAAAAACAGAGGCATAAAGCCTATGCAAAAATTTTCGCGGGGCGGGGGATTCTTGGTAAAGACCAAGTGCCCTGCCGTTATATGTGAGCCTTTCTTTGGCTCAAATGAACGAGAATGGAGTATGTTCTCCTCCTCCCGCAACCTACTGGCTGAAACATACGCTAGAGGTATTAAGAATTTCCTGTCGAAAAGTAACGACTTAGTAGCCTAAGCGCCCGAAAGGATAACGCTTGAGAGTGAACAACGAGAAAAGAACGACTTGAAACCGTAATTCAATTCAACCCCTTATTTTAAGAAAGGACTATAAACAATGGCTGATGGCGTAATCGTACCCTCACGTCTTGGTGCAAACCTTGATGTGAAGTCAACTTGGGCGGAACAAAACGCCCTGTTCCTGAAGGTGTTCGCAAACGAGGTCTTGACGACCTTCGAAGAGTCGAACGTGATGAAGGACCTCCACACCATTCGGACTATTTCGAGTGGTAAGACAGCCCAATTCCCCGTGATTGGGACCGCGCTCGCTAGGTATCACACCCCCGGTGAAGATGTATTTGAGGAAACCAGTACCGTTGACGGTATGGTTGGTTATTCACGTGCAATCAAACACACCGAGAAGACTATTCATGTCGATGATGTGCTTCTGGCGGCTACTTCCATCGCTAACATCGATGAGCTTAAGAACCACTACGAAGTGAGGTCCATTTATGCGGCTGAGCTTGGTCGTGCTCTTGCTAAGCGCTTCGATATTGCGACCTTGAAGACTCTAATTGCTGCATCGTATTCTGCTGCCAATATCCCCGGAATCACTCCGGCTGGTACGCACCTCGATGCTACTGACAACGTAACGGGCGCTTATACTGCTACTGCGGCTCAGATTGTAGAGTTGTTTGGTAAAATCGCACAGACGTTTGACCAAAACGACATCCCGAAAGAGGGTCGTTTTGTCATCGTTTCTCCGGTTGATTACTACACTCTTCTTGGCGCAGATACCGTGGCGATTAACCGCGACTTCGGTCCCGGCGGTAACGTAGCTACAGGGTCGCTTCCAATGATTCACGGTCTTCCAATCGTGGTCAGTAATCACCTTGAAGACATTCGGGGTGTTAACGAAGCTGGTCAGAACCAAAACGACGACCGCACCGAGAACGATGTGTTCGGAGGTAGCGGAAATGGCTATAACGCTGACCTCACTAACGTGAAGATGATTGCTGGACACAAGTCCGCTATCGGAACTGTTAAGCTGATGGACCTCGCTGTGGAGTCCGAGTACTCAATGCAGAAACAAGCCACGCTCATGCTGGCTAAGTATGCAATGGGTCACGGAGTCCTGCGGCCTGAAGCTGCTATTCTGGTTGACGAATAATCAACCTCATAACCCTTGAGGGGGTCTTCGTAGTATATTCTGCGGAGGCCCCCTTTTTTTCTTATGGCTGCAAAAAAACGAGCGAATCTCAGGATTGAGCATAAGTCTAAAACAGGCGGGCTTAACCAAAAAGGGCGTGATTATTATAATCGTAAAACGGGTTCTAACCTTAAAGCGCCTGTTACGTCAAAGAACCCCAAAGGGAAACAGGCAGCTAGGAAACGGTCTTTTTGTGCGCGAATGAAAGGCGTAAAAGGCCCAATGAAAAAGAACGGCAAACCTACAAGAAAAGCACTCGCTTTAAGAAAGTGGAGGTGCGGATAAAATATGGCTCTTACTACAGAACTCGAAAGCGTAAACCAAATGCTTGGGCATATTGGTGAAGCACCAGTAAACTCCTTAGCTGACACAGCAGCTCTTCCTATTTCGGGAAGTATTGCTTTGACCACTCTACGCGAAATCGCAAAAGAAGTTCAAACTGAGGAATGGCATTTTAACACAGTCAAAGACCACGAAATCGAACCCAATGGAGACAGTAAAATCCCGCTCCCCGCAAACACGCTTTTTGTAGACGCTGTAAACGCCAGTAATGACTATGTTCAAAGAGGTCTCTTTCTTTATAATAGAAAAGATAAAACTTTTACGTTCACCTCTTCCGTAAAGCTAGACCTTACCGAGCAACTAGTCTGGGATGACCTTCCAGAACCCGCTAGACGCTACATTACTCTTAGAGCTTCTCGCGTTTTCCAAGGACGCATTGTGGGCAGTCGTGAACTTGAATCACTTATTGCTGTAGACGAGATGCAAGCACGCGCTCGCCTCCAAGAATTGGACTCTCAATCTTCTGACCGCACTATTTTTGACAGCCTTGATGTTAACTATAGACTTGGAGTTAACCGTGAATTTAATGTGAGAGTTTGATATGCCCTTAATTAACACTTCCCTAACCAATCTCATTCAAGGTGTTTCGCAGCAACCAGATGCAGTGCGTTTTACTGGGCAGTGTGAGGAACAAGAAAACGCTTTATCTAGCGTTGTAGATGGGTTGCAGAAGCGACCAGCCACTCAGCATATAGCTACTATATTGACTGACGCAGCTCTAGACTCTGACGCAAAAGTTCACTTTATAGAAAGAGACGATGTTGAGAGGTATGTTGTTATTATTCAGGGCATTTCATCCAACACCGCAAAGACTGTCCAAGCTTACAATCTAGAAACCGGAGCAGCGGCTACCATTTCCCAGCGTTATCGTGGGGTAATAGCCACTCCTGACGAAGCGTCCTCTTCTTCCCGATTAAGAGCTGACGGCTTTTATAATTACACAGCCACATTGACGCAAGAACCTCCTGTTTCTTTTACGGCGACAACTAACGGCATAGACGAGTATGTTCGTGTTGTAGACGGCGCTAATATAAGCGAAGAAAAATACGAGCTGTTGGAAATCGATAAGTCTGCTAAGACCGTTAAGTTTAAAGTAG